TCTCTAATTTAAGTTGTTTCAACTCCTCATTCTCTTTCTTCAAGGTTTCAACAACTTTCTCCAACCAGTTAATCCTTGCAACTCTTCGGTCAAGTTTCTCGCCTAATTCTCTGTTAAGGATTTCAAGAGATTCAATCTTCAAGTCCTTTTCCGATGGCATCTAATCGCTCCTCTAACTTATCTATTCGTTTCAGTAAGGTATCTTGTACCTTTACTGTATGTTTCAGTTCCATTATCTCAAAGTTTTTAGTGTTAAGCAGTTCTTTAAGGTCATCAATGGTTTTGCCTTGAACATTGACTCTCTTTCGCAATGCAAACAATTCAATGAGATAATCTAATGAATTTTTATCCAACTGGTTAAGCAAATCACTAATGCTTTCCCAGTCATCATAATCAACATCACTCATAGTATCTCTGACACCAATGACTGTGTTGATGTGCTTTATCGGTTTAAATCTCATTTCAGTCATAACCTATCTCCTTTCTTAACCTATGGATCTGCCCATCAGTCAAGTTGCATTCATCACTCATCAACCAATGTGTACTGACCTTTGCAATCAGATACCATCGGTTTAAATCGTTGCAGATGTTCTCTGCACTCATCGGCTCATCATTTGGGTCAAGATTGTCAAATACCCATTTGCGACCATTACTGTCCTCTGTAATGATGTATCTTCCAGTCATATTATCACCTATTATAATATTCATAAACATATACAAGTCCAATCACTATTGCAACAATTATAACGATTGCTCCAACCAAATTGAAAAACAGTTCAGTCATCTAATTCAACCTCTTTGAGATAATAATATGGACTGTCTAACTCTTCAAGCTTCTTTTCTGCCTTTTCCTTACTTGAAAAGGTATATTCTCTTGAATATGTAGTGTAATTAGTATACCATATTTCATATATTTTACTCATTTTCAATCTCCTTGTAAATCTCTGCAATTCTATCTCTGTTTCTGTTCCAAAAGGACTCATCAAGACAATCCACATCACCAGTAAGCATAAAAGCGACTCTTTCAAGTGGAATGACTTGCAGTTTATCACTAAACCTATCCAACTTATCCAAATTCCTAACGATATAGGATAAATCGCTAAATGCTTCACCATAATTGTCATCAGACCAGTCCTTACTGGTTACTGCTTCCTTGCAGTAACTTACTGTTGCAGAAAGACTGTCAAGGAAACATAAAGCTTCGTTACTCAAGTTCATCACCATAATAACCTATTGCAGTACCATCTGCCAACTCTTTAACCAAACCTATCACCCTTTCGTTTCAGTTCAACCATTTTATCACATCAATGTACTCTGCTTTTCAACTTTCTTCGCCACATATGGCTTGTCATAAGGTCTTGGATTATAATCCTTGTTTCTGCCACATTCATTGCAAGTGATACCATCGCAAGTGATGTAGCAACTGGAATTGATTTCCCAATACCTTTCTTGATGTTCGTACCCATTGTATTCTCTTTGATTAATCACATAGAGTTCAATGCTCATCGCACCAGTAGGACATTCGCAACCCTCACATCTTCTGCACTTACAAGGATTGAAATAAAGTATGTTCTCTTGAATAGTCAAGGCATTTTCATCACATATATCCACACAAGTGCCACAAAGAGTACACATTTCTTGGTCTAAATTGAACCTCTGCAATATATCGCCGAAATATGATTTACTCATCTACATCAATCCATCTCTGCATAATACTTTGTACTCTTAACAACACGATTCTTATTCACATTAATCACTTGGAAACTTGGCAACTCCTTTTGCAGATACATACTGTCGGCATAACCCTCATAACCCAAGAAACTGCCACAATGAGCATAATAAATCCTCTTGTAACCATTCGGAAACCTTTTCAACTGATCCCAAAACAGTAAACGATGTTGGTGTCCTTGAATATACAAGTCTGCATAGATGTCTTGACATTCCTTTTCCATCTTGCCCATCGCCAAATGCTTTCTCTGACTTGACCCTCTACCATGTCTTGTATAGACAGAGAAGTCAAACTCATTGATTCTGAAAGTGTCGATGTTCTGATTGTAGTATGGGATTTCAAGTTCTCTTGCAATGTCTTTTACGATATTGAAACCAAATTCCTTGTTGATTCGTGATTCGTGATTCCCAATGCAGTAACCAACAATGTCATCTTTGAATGGTTTGAAATTATTGATAAAATACTCTTTCTGCTCTTCTACTGGGCAGACTTGTTCGTAACTGCTATTTGCAACATTCTTTGAAGCCACTTCCATCATATCGCCGATGAGATATATCCTTTTTCTTGGCAAGTCTTTGATTGTTTTTATCATCTCTTTGAAGAATTTGATGTCGAATTGTGGACTGCCGATATGTGTATCGCCGATTGGAATGATGCTTACTGTTTCATTGCTCTTCAAAGCATATTCTGTTTGGATTTCTACCACCTCTTCACTCTTCTTAATTCATTCCTAACTATTCTTCTTTCCTTGTTGAAGTCCTTATTGGCTTTGCCACTTATCTGACTTGTGCCTAAAGACTCCTTATGCTTATGTTCTCGTTTCCATTTCGCTTTGTAATCTCTCCGATGGTTCACATAACACTCATCGGAGCAGAATTTCTGCCGATGATGTGTTGGAGTAAAATACTTCCCACAATACTCACATAACTGAATTTTAGTCAAGTGTAGTGGGTTTATCTTACAACCAATCGTATTCTTCTTCATCTCTTGAAGTTCTTGAAAGGTCAATCTCATTGTATCCCAACATTCCAAAACATATCTCATTAATGATTAAAAAGACTACAACGAACACACACCAGTAATTCCAACCAGTTAAGGTTGTAAAAGTCAATAAATAGTTACTGGCTACGAATATGCAATACTCAACGAAAAAGAAAACAATAAAGATGGGCAATGCAAAGATGGGGTTCATTCTACCCCACCTTTTGCATACAAGAGCCTTTTCTTGTAATTGACAAGCACTTCTGCTTTCTTGTAATCATCTTCAAGGTCTGCAAGTCTTGTCTTGATGTAATAGGTCTTGTCCTTTTCAGTTGGTCTTGCCTTATTCAGTATTGTAGCCCAATCAGTATTCAACCACATCTTCGCTTTCGCCAATTCATAATCTGCTTTCTTGTCAATGAAATCAATTTCTGCTTTCTTGATTTCCTCAATCAGTTTCAAGGTTTCATCTTCAACCAGTTCCACCATTTTAATCACTCTCCAATTGTATCAGTTTCTCAATATAGAATTTTGCTTTGTTGTAATCGTTTACTGCACTCTCACCATCTTTCAAACCACTTCTGCAAATGTATTTAAGGATATTTCCCTTGCAGAAACCGACATACTCATCTTTACTGAATATGCCATCTTCCATAGCTTGAATAGGTGTAATGCCATATGCTCCATAGTGTTTAGGCACTTTCATCACTCCTATGAGTCAAGACATTCATACTGCTTTTTGCAAGTATCTTATCCCTTACCTCAAATCGCTTGTCATAATCCCAGTTCAAGAGATCCATCTCATCACAGTAGTTTTGGATTTCCTCAAGACTGTGGAAACTTGAAAAATATTTGCTCTCACGAATGCCATAATAGTATTTCCTTATCTCATATGTACCATGACTGTTAAGAGATATGTTAATGCTCCTATCAACATTCAAACCATATTTCTTAAGCAATTTTCTCTGCAATGACTTTTTCTTTTTATATGGTCTTCTTTTTATCTCGATTAAACCTTTTCTTGCAAGTATTCTGCGAACAGACTCTTTGTTGATTTTATGTTTCTTTGCAATCTGTTCTATTGGGATATTATCCTTATACATATTTGCAACATCATTGTTTCGCAATTCCCATATCGTAAATGCCATCTCACTCACCTTTCGGAATAAAGTAATTTACACCATTGAACATATTCTCATATTTGGACTCTGTTGTCCTTACTTGATTTTGGTAATAATTGGTGTCTGTATCGTAGTCTTGTGTATTAGGACTTTCAAGTTTCTCAATAGCCAACTGACATATTCTGCAACCATCATCAAGGATTATCGGATAACTGTTCAAGTTTATCACTTCAAGTGTAATATGTCCATTGAAGTTTGGGTCTATAAATCCAGCTGTTATATGCACTTGTAATCCAATTCTACCAAGACTGCTTACTCCTTCGACTCTGCCGACATATCCTTTTGGGATATGGACTGTTTCATCGGTGGAGAGCAAGACTAACTCGAATGGTGGCAATACAACTCTACCAAAATTCTGCACAACTTCCTTGTTTGATGCAACTGGTGGGCATATAACACCACATTTCAAGCCCAAATGTAAGTCATATGAAGATGGTTGAAGATAGCTTGTATCAAATGGATAGATTAAATCTTCAAACTCATTTCGTAGAGCCAAAATGTCATTATCTGACAGTATGCTCATTCAATCACCTCATCATTTGCCCAGTATTCTGTAACGATTCGTTGGTTCTCACAAGGAGCAGATTTCCATAACATAATGGTGGATTTTTCACATTTCTTATCTCTGCAAGTTCTCATCTTCACCAACTCATCGCCACAATACTCTTTCACTACATAAATCATTTTTCCATCTCAAAATTAATCATCAATCCAGTTCCGATGTTGCTACATTGGATAGACTCTATCTTACCGAACTGTTGCTCAAAAGCCTTGATGACATTAATGGATATGCTCTTACTATCCCACATAATCACCAATCCATTAGGAGCGAATTTCAGTAATGCAATCTTCGGACTGAAACCTAATTTACTAACAAGCTTGTCACAATCTTCTTGGAATGACAGTTCAATCTCTGCACATTCCCTTTTCATATCATAATATTCTTTCAAGGTTACCATCTCTTACGAACCCCTTATCGCTTTCATTATCTCATCTGCCAATGTATCGCCAATTCCCTTAACTGTCAACAAGTCTTTCTTCTTGACATCTAACAGTTCTTTCAGATTAGTCAGTTCAAGAGCATCAACGATTGCATTGGCTCTCTTGTCATTTATTCTTGGAATAGAACGAATGTAATTGTAGCAAGGATTTCGGCTCATCTTGTCAATAGGCAACACAACTCTTCTCTTGTCATCATTACACTTCTCAAACAAGAGTTTCATCAAGTTAAATGCAGATTTCTGATTATCCACCATAAGCACATTAGTATATGTGGATAGACTTGCAACACTTGAATAAAAGTGAGTATCGAAGAAAGATGGTTTGTAATCAATCTTCTTCGCCCTCTGCAAATACATAGCATAGGATTTGCAACCCATATGCACATTACCCTCAACAATGACAAAATGGAAAGGAAAAGTGTTCGCTTGATTGATAGTTTCCCTTTTCAGTCTGCCATCATACATTGAATGGCAATAATCCATTACAGTCTTATACTCAACCACAGTATTGCCACACACATAGTCGCCGATTGGGAGTTCCTTGACTTCAGACTCCCAACCCCAACCTTTACATCGCCTTTGAGCATAAGCAATTCTGCTCTGCTCTCTGCTATCAATTAACAACTTCATAATTTCACTATATCAAATTTTAGGAAGTTATCGACCAATCCAACTGATTTGCCTCTTCCACCAAAATTATAAGCAGAATTAAATTCCAACTTGTAGCCTTTGGTTTCAAGAGCATTGTTGATATTTTTAAGATTGATTTTTGGATCAACCTCATTGCATATTCTATCAACCTCATCATCTTCGATAACTTCATTTTCAATGAGAATACTGTCCTCTTCAGAGAACATCTGAACTTCACAACCAGTTACTTTCTCAACAACATCTGCAATGATTTCTTTTTCTTCAAGTTTGCATAAGTCATTGTAGAAGCCCATAATGTTCTCATCATCTTCAAGACCATCTTTCTCAATCTCCTCTTTCACAAATTCAAGGAAATCTCCCATTTTACCCTCTTTCTTGATTATTGCAAGTCCAAGAGCCAGTTCCATTCTACTATTCATTAATAATCAACTCCACTTAACTGTGGCACTAAAGTTTCCAAATAGGATTGGTAAGCATCTCTCTTTTCCTTGAGTTCTGCACCTTTCTTATAGTCCAAATGCTCATTTTCAAGCATATAATCTATCCTTTCGATTACAGACCTTACCACTCTTGCAGTTTCATTCTGTTGGTTCATACTTGCTTTCTCCTTTCGCTTTTGCCCTTACCGAAAATTCAGTAGCACATTTCTCACATTCTTGCACAATGCCATATTTATCTTTTTCAACAAGTCTGCCATTGCAGATAGGACAATCAGACATTATCGTTCACCTCTTCCGAAAACCAAATCGTATGGTTGGTAGTTTTTCAATACATCGTTCAGATAATTATCCATATCCTTGCTTTTACAAGCATTTGATAGGATTTTCAAAAATTCCTTATTGCTTAATGTTGCCATTGTCTAACACCTTTTTTGCACCATCGGTAAGCCACAATTCTTGTTTCGGTGGCTCTACAAGTCCTTTCTTAATTAATGTGAATATATTGCCTTTCTCTCCACAACTGGAGCAGAAATAATGAGTTGGAGTAATGCAAAATGATGGATTGCTATCGTTGTGAAAAGGACAACAAGCCCAAATCACATCACCATACTCTCTGACTTTCTCCAAATGGAAAATGCTCTTAAACACATCTCTCAAGTCAAGACTTAATAAATCATCTTCGGTTTTTAAACGATTGGAATACTGCAATCGCTTTGTTTCAATATCATCAAGTTCCCTTTTGTAATTCTTAAAGGCAACTTCGTACACTTTAACATGAAATCTCATCGCATTCTCATAGTAACTGGGATTTTCAGTTATATCGGTAAATTCACCTAACTTGATATAGACTTCTTTATCAGTCTTTGGGTGTCGGCTACCTATTAAACGAATATTCCCATCAAGACTTGCATTATAATTAACTTCATCTAAAGATTTGAATTTAAATGCACCTAACTGGCATAATTCAGACACAT